AATGGTAGTGACCAACGACTATTTTAGTATTCAACTTTCTAAACTGTAATAGAGAACCTCTAGAACCGTTTGATCCAACATCTCCGTGTTGAGCAAGTTCCCAACCGTTAACCACTAAACTGTCGCTACGTCCCAAAGTTTTAAATTGCGGAAACTTACGATTGATTAGATAAGGAATGACTCCGTTCGGAGCATCTCCCCTCAAGAGCAGAGCACTGTATTCCATGTATTCCAAAGAATTCTTTAGAGTATTTGCTTTTCGCCAGTCAGTTGATTTTAACCAACGATCCAAGAAATCATCGTGATTACTGCGAACGACTGACACATTGTATTTTGAAAAAGCCTCTAGCCCAGTCAACATTGCGTCAACTTCCTTCTTTAGAGAATTTGAGCCGTCTATTTCACGTTGATATTGAATGAATGGATCCTTGATTTCGTGATGATTGATTGAAAGCCCGTCAAACACATCATGTAAGATAACATTCTCAGGTTGAAGTTTTTCAAAAAGCTCTAGAGTCTTTTTAATTACCCTCTCATCGTGTTGACCGTAGTGAAGGTCTCCAAGAATTGCTGCGGCGACTGACGTAACTTTTGAAATTTCACTCTGTTCAATGTCCTCATTATACTTAACTCTATTAAATAGATCAGTAAAGTCTCCATCATCAGTTGCGGTCACTTGACGAGCAAAAAAGGTAGTTGAATCCTTTATCTCAACCACAACAAAACCGAGTGTATGGTGGAATTCTCCCTTTTTACCTGATTTCGAGTCGGTGTAATTCTTAACCGTGCAGGCTCCAGTAGTCATCATCATCTTTGGTAAGTTACCTTCCAGGACTGGAATAGTTTCCAAATGAACTTTTGGAGAACCGAACACACAAGAGTTAATGCCGCTCATGCCCTGTAGGCCAGTCATTGGATCAACCGCAGTTGGCTGAATTTTAACGTCTGACATGATCCACATGTGCTTGTGAACTTCATGGCGATTTGCATCTAGGTAGGCTGAGATTCTTTCTGACCAGGTTTCGTAATTCTTATCAGAGAATACGGAGGTTGGGTTTTTATATCTACCAGCAATGACATGGATGTCTGCATCTATGCATTGGGCGTATACCTCAAGATTGGAAATGAATTCTTCGTGAACTGGGGTATCATTTTGAGCCCAGGTGATAATGAATCGCTTCTTTTTCTTATTGAACTTACGTTCGCGAGCCTTTATTAACTGCGGAGATTCTTGAACTGCACTTTCGGTTATGCCTAACTTAGCTAACCATTTTTGAACAGTTCTTTCGGATTTTCCAATGTATTCGCTTAGCTGTTTCATTCGGGTATCCCAACTTAAATCTTTATTCCAGTAAAGGTCTGATATTGATTGGACTTCGTCCTTTGTTAATTCTTCAAACTTCATCAGTAATTACAGTTTTGGTGTTTATTAATTATATCGCGCCAACCGATAAAGTTTTAACCAGCTCTCTTGAAAGAATGATGGTGATGTTTAATAAATAACCTTAGATGGAAAATACGTTTAAAAATTTGGACAATTATCGTAAGGGCAAAGAACCTTTACGAAACGCTGTATTACAGCACCCTACTGGAAATGACGTTTACGATTACTTGAAAAAGAATGTGAACCGGGATTTTTGGGTAACTCCATTTTCTAAATGGCAAAAGTCACAAAAAACACACAACAAATAATGTTTGGATTAGAAGAACTACCTGGAGCTGAAGAATCTCAAAACGTATCAATTGCGTACTTCATGCTATCATTAATGCAAATTGCCGATCAGGCTAAAATAATTCACTGGCAGACTCGTTATGACAGAGAACACCGTCATTACGGTGAGTTTTACGAGGGTTTCATTGGTCAAATGGACACAATCGTTGAAGCGATTGCCGGTAAATACGGAAAGGACCAATTAAAGTTCGGAGAAGCTGCTATTGAAGTATGCGATTACGAAATGGCAGTTGGTGAATTTTTCGAAATGGTAGAAGTTACACTTAGAGGGACTTTCTGCGAGCTATTCGATAGGGATAAAGATTCAGAACTATTCAATTTAACTGATGAAATACTTGATGCAGTTAACAAGACTAAATATTTACTACAATTTGAAGCCTAATATGTTTTTAAAAGTAAAAAGACTGCAGTCAATTCAAAGCCTGATTCTAGAAGCAGATCTCATCCAAATCGGAAGTCAGATTGATAACTTGGTGGACACGAATCTGAAATCTGACAAAAAAGACGGCAAGCGTAATGAAGATTCTAATGAAATGCTAAATAGATTATTGGACTATCTGTTTGCAATGGAAGAATCTGATCTAGATTCGAAACTGGGCGATCCAGCATTCGATAATTACTTTGGTAATCCAAAAATGAAAGCTGTGTTAGATAGTTATTTCATGTACCTGAATGAGAGAATTTCAGAATTCCGTAAAAATCTAGAAGAGGCCCTATCTAAAAAGGAAATCAATGAGGTTGAGATCGAAGAAATAAGTAGTAAGATTTTTACGTTTGTTGCAAGGATCCATATTCTTGAAAAGATTTATGCTAAACTAGAAAGTAAAGGCACAACTGATTTTAGCGGAGAAATTTACGAAAAGATTAAAAAGATGCAGGACGATTTAGCGGATGCATTCTCTTTAAAGATTAAAATTCCAGCCAAAATAGCACAACAAGCCTACGCTAACTTTGAGCAAGCTGAGACTGAGGAAGCCCAAAAAGAGGCAGCAACCGAAGTATTTGATGCAATTCACACAGCCGAGGTAATCACGGACGACATGTCTGACGAACTTACTTCAGGTATCCAAGCAGCCGACAAAGAGTATGAGGCTAAAATAGACGCAAAATTGGGAGCCGGCACCTCAGCTGACCTAAAAAGCGGACTATTCATTAACAAGAACACTGCATCTATAATTAGAAGAATCTTTCAATTTCAATACACAAACTGGACAAATGAGGCCGATATTATCCGAGAAGCAAATGCGCTAAAGGTGAGTATTAACGGATTCCCGGACGTATCTGACGAAGCTAAAGAATATTTAGTTAGAATGGTTGACGGAATTCAAAAGAGTCTTATTGAAAGAGCGAAAAGCAAAGAGTTTGAAACCAAGAAATACAAGGGAATTCATTATGATTTCAATAAGAAATTACCGTTATATGAAAGAACTGCTCTACCGGTTACAGGAAAGCAGATCGCAGATGATACCAAGATAATGAAGTTCAGAAAAGCTGCTCAAGCACTAATGGGACTTGTATTTGGAGAAGATACTACCGGCAATACGGCAGCAGGTCAAGCGTTTGCTAAAACCGGTAAACATTTACATACGCTGTATGCTAAAACTTTAAATAATACAGCGAAGGCAGTGGGTAAAGCAGTTAAGGGCAGAGAAGGTGAAATGAAAGCTGATGCTTACTCTAGACTCTTTATCTTAGACACATCAGTAGTTGACGAACCTAAGACGAAATCGGTTACTGAGGACGGTGCAGCTCCTGGAGTAACTCCACAAGTTCCAGGCTCAATTGGTTCAATGGGGCCAATCACACCTCCTACTCAAAATACAATAGGGTCAGGCGATAAATTCGTTTCGCTTGGTGGCAATACCAAAAAGAAAAAGAAGAAGTCTTCACTGGTATTGGGATTCGCAGATTTTATAAAAGAACAAAATAACAGATAATAAAATGAAAATTATTAAAACATTTGAAAGCTTTTTTAGTGAGCCGACTGATCATGAAATGGTGCCGCATCGACTCTCAACCGCTAACGTTGATCATGATGATCATCATGAAGTTGAGAACTACATGCTTTTTGGAAACTTGGAAACAATTCAAAGATTGACTGAGATCATGTTAAAAATGGATCCAAGAAAAGTAGATCAAATTTTAAAGAACGGACACAGTTGGGCAGTAGATCACATTGCTACATCAAAGGACGATATTGAAGAAGTTGCTAACTTTCTAATTGGTGAAATGAATGAGAATATTGAAGAAGGTATTCATGATAGAAATATTTTATCAGCACCTCACGCAAACGTAAAAGGAACTATGGGAGATTATGATCCTAAAGCAAGAGCCGAGAGTTTAGCTAGACTAAAGAACTTTGGTCCTAAGGGCAAAGACTCTGACCGTAAACACCGATCTGAACACAATGGAAGATTATCAGATAATCCAGGAAATGAAGAGTACATGGCAGAAGGAAGTTACAAATGTAATGAATGCGGAACCTCGTATGAGGCAGGCGTTATTAACGAAGGCGATGTATGTGAGTGCGGAGGTACATTAACGAAAGAATAATTTATATGCAAAGATTCGTAAAATCATTTAGTCAATTCAATGAATCTCTGGTATCAGAGAGCCTACTATATCATATCAATGAAGGTATCTCAATAGCAGAGTCAGTGTATCGACCAGCGAGTCAAGCTCATTTTGAGCTCTTGGCTGAAGCTAGAGCGGCATACTCCAGAGGAGACATTGAACTTACTGGAATCGATCAGATCTTATTTGAAGAGACCGACCTTGGAAGATTTGGAGAATATCGAGGCGAGATTGTGCCGTTGGACTTTTTATTTGAAGCAGAATATCACGGAAAGACCGTTGAAATCGGCAAGCCGATGCGAGGTGGAACCAAGAAGTATTACGTTTACGTCGTTAATCCAAAAACTAAAAAGGTTAAAAAAATTGCATTCGGAGACGTCCATGGTGGATTAACTGCAAAAGTAAGCAATCCTAAAGCTCGTAAAAGTTTTGCAGCAAGACATCAATGTCATCTAAAAAATGACAGAACCACTGCTGGTTACTGGGCATGCAGAATTAACAGATACGCTCATCTATGGGGCGGTAAAACATATCCAGGATTTTGGTAATATGGAAAAGCCGTACACTAATCTTAATGAAGAGAATGGGATTCTAATTAGAGAATTTTCTCAAGCCCTTGATCCAATAGAGTTAAAGTGGCACCGTGATGATGAGACTAGAGAAATAATTTCAGAAAATGAGACGGACTGGATGATCCAGTTGGATAATGCACTACCTGTCTCGTTAAATAATACTATACGGATTCCAAGACATGAATGGCATCGTCTAATTAAGGGAACCGGCACACTAACTTTAAAAATTAAAAAGGAACCAGTATGAAATTCTCAATCGGAGACAGAATTATGATTAAGGCGGACGCTGAAGAGCTACAAAATGGCGTTATTGAAATGGTAGACGGTACAACTGGTACCATTTCTGAGATCTATCAAAATAGCTATGAGCCGGATGTCGATCGATTTGAAGTTGAACTGGATGAACCCATTGAATATAATGGAGATCGAATTAGAACTGTGCCAGGTCTGTATTCTGACAATATTGAATTGATCAAGAGCAGAAAGACAGCTGCTGAAAAAACAGTCAGATCTAGCAAAAAGAGAATTAACGAGAGATACGCAATGTCTTTTGCTGATCTAGTAAAAAGAGAAGGTTTAAAGAAGTAATGGCAAAGGCAATTGAATCGTTCAAGTCTTATTTAATAACTGAGTCATATAAGGGCCCAGAGCAACTTAGGCTGGCACAGAACCTGTATCAAAGGCCTGAAATTTTTAAAACGGAATTTGACTATCGCGGAATTAATCTGTATGACAATCCTGATACAATAGATGATGAAAATCCTGAAATGTTGTCAAAGGATGGTTATGATCAACTTAAAGCACTAGGCTTGGTCAATTCAACCGAGATTGAATACGTGGCAGGTCGCAATCTAGAGCTTGAATACGATATGATAGTCGATTGGACGTCGGTTGGGATTGACCGAATAATATTCATTCCAAAAAGAATGAAATTGGTGATTGAGGTTGAGACCTGGAATGAGGTTAAAAATGAGACGGTAACAACGACAATTGAAATAATTGATGATAATATCGGAGACCGTTTTGAATGGGACGTTGCTCGGCAGTGTTTTCCGATTGAGCCGACTAGCGTGGAAATTCACATGAATGAGTCATTTGACGCTAGTCAATTCAAGTATGAGTTCACGATTGGTGAATGGCGATAATCGGCCTCTCAATAGTACTAAATGCAGGAAGACTCAGCGTCTTCCTTTTTTATTTTCTGCGATAAATAAACTAAAATGATTCGTATTTAATGGCAGAAGGAATTAATAGTCTATTAGTAACACAGGCGTTCGCAGGCGTGAATTACTTGGAAGCGCTCGATGCACAGAAATCAAAGACGCCGTTTGAAGCTAAGCTACTTGATACAAACGATCAGGGTTTTTTACAGCACAATGTAAGTTCAATAATGAACAAGTTCACGGTATTCCAATATGCACCGTTGAACGCCGGCGCCTCGTATAGAGCAGAGGGGCATTTCATTGGCTTTACCAGTAATCTCAAAAAAGATGAGGACTACGTGGGAGCCTCTGGGGCAAATACTTTGAGCCGAATATTGGCATTACAAAAATCGGAAACTCTGGCTGAGACAAAGGGTAATGATGCGCTAGTCGCAGAGATTCGATCTCGAATTCAATTTTATGAGAAGGGTGAAGATGCTGTTACTAGATCTGCTAGAAATTTCGTTAATATATCGACAGATACCTTATCTAATCCAACTGCTAATCGATTAATCAAATGGGGAGCAGAGGTTTCAGCAGCTACAAATATAGGTTTTCAACCCTATTCGCATACTGATTTTATGTACTGTAAGCATTACGGCAAAATTCCAAATAATAGATTAATAACTTTACGTAGGTATCCGTTTCCAATAGGGGACTCTTTGCGATTGGGAGGAGAGCGGGGAAGGAATGCGATACCGGTAGCCCAAGCCGTTACCTGGTTCGGAGGAGAGACCGCTAATACCCTAAATAGTCTTGGAGTTTTTAATTGGGACATTCCATGGGAACCAGTCAATGCAGTAGATGGAGCAACTGGCCAAACAATTGAAGGTAATGAAATTACGCTAAATGAATTATTAAAGTTGGTCACTGGTGTACCCGGAGGAGACCAAATAAAGTCAGCAATCACAGCCGCTTACGTTGGAACGGTCGGAACTGATGAGCAAATGTCGCAGGCTTCAGGTATGGATGAAAAAATTCAAAAGTATCAAAAGAACCTATACGATCAGACCAGCGGCCCTTATTGGAATAGAATATACGGACCAGTGAATGTGATAACTAAATCAAGTAGAAGACAAAGAGGCGTTCAGTCAGGTTGGGATTCTAATTTAATCTCTCTAAAATTCCATTACGTATTTAGATCATTTACCGGAATGAGCCCGAAGATTGCAGCTCTTGATATTATTTCAAATTTCATGAATTTAACATATCAAGATGCACAATTCTTAGGCCAATTGGCACGGTACTTTCCTAAGACTGGCGTAAAGTTTGATCCTACTACAACTGAGGCAATTGGTAATATTTTAACGAGTTGGGGTACTACTAGTGCTGGAAATAACTCGGCTGAGTTTGGTACGCTATTCGCAAATCTAATCGGTGCAGCAAAACTAGCAGGTAGTAACATAGTGTCAGATCCGCTTGGAGTTGGCCAAAAGGTTTTACAGGCAGGCCTAATGAGGCCGGATATGTTGGGAAATGCTATTCCTGAGCTAATCTCAATCAAATCGGCACTGTCGGATAGACCCGTTGGAGAATGGCATGTAGTTGTTGGAAATCCAATGAATCCTATCTTTGTGATGGGAGATCTACTTTGCCAAGACGTCAAAATGGCATGGGACGATGAAATTGGGCCGGACGATTTTCCGACTGGCGTAACATTCACAGTTACTTTAAAACAAGGAAAACCTAGGGATAAGACGGCAATCGAACGAATGTTAAACCACGGTCAAACTAAAATAACTGCTGGTGCTCTTAGAACTTCATCAGAGTCAGATACATTCGGCGAAGATAACAATAAATTTTGGAATGCGTTAACGACTTCTGAAACTACACCGGACAAGCTAGCAGGAATTTACGCGAAGTTAGATAAGGAGGGAAAAAGCGGAGTGTACCAATCGTTTAGGGATCGATTCTTAACTGGTTATGGATTTGCTGCGGTCGGCAACTCATTCTCAGCGACCGGCCAAGACAAGAGTAAATTAGATGATAGCTTATTATTACTATACTATCAACGTCAATATGGAAATAATTAATTAAACATGATAGAACTTGCAATATTTGGAAAAAAAGGAAATTTTACCAAAACAAACGGAGATTCAGTAGTTGACCTCATTAGGCGAAGCGTTTCGTTTAGAGGAGTAACTGTGAATCAGGGTAAAACTTACGTGGTTGAAGAAGGTTTACAAATGAGAGGCGACCTGATCTCTAAGATATTTTATCAAACTTCAGGTTTTTTGTGTCTTCTGTTAAAATACAATGGAATTTCAAATCCATTTGCGATTGACGTTAACGATATTCTTAAAATGCCAGACGGCTCAGTGCTATCGTCAATGCTAGCAACGCCGGATAAAATAAACGGCTCAGATAATAACTGGACTACTTCAACTAGAAAGAAGAAGAAGCCTCAGTTCATTAGCCCTGCGACAAAACAGGATCAAAAACGACTTGACTATTTGACTTCGAAATACGGAACTGCGGTTGCTCCAACTACTGTCGCTAAGGATACGTCAGTTAAGATAGCAAACGGTAAAGTTATATTTGGTTCAGGTGTTACGTCAATTAAAAAGGAGGATTGCCCTGATCCAATTTCAAGAACCAAGCTTTTGACTACCTTATTGAAAAATAAAATTAACGCTTAATGGGATTAGAGAGCATAATTCTTACTAAGATTGACCCTAAGCTGACTCCTCCAAGCCTTGACATACTTGATTTGGAAAAACCGGACGGAGCAGTTCAAAGAACGCCGGACCGTACAGGTTATGCGTCTCAACTTGGAAAGAAATCACCTTTGATCAAAATAGGCAATGCTAGAATTCCATCAACCGATATTATCTCAGCTTCAATATACTATGATGAATTGATTCCTAAAATACATGTGAGCATTTTTGATTCATCTGGAACATTCACGTCAGTTACGTTTCCTAAAAAGAATCCGCTATTGACAATTTATATCGCAAGGAGTCATTCAAAATTAAATGAGCTTTGCCAAACGTTTTTGATAACGGATATTCAGTCAATGCCAATGGGTCAATCAATAACTCGATACGATTTTTATGGAGAGCTGTACATTCCTAAACTAAACGGTAATTTCGTGAAGTCGTATTCAAATATGACGTCTCAGGAAGCCCTACAGCAAATAGCTAGGGAACTTGAAATCGGATATGCATCAAATGAAGAAACGTTTGACGATAAAATGACATGGATTAATCCAAACTTGAATTACAAAGCCTTCATTAAAATGATAGCTGATCATAGTTTCAAAAATAAAGACACGTTTTTCGAGTGTTTCATTGATCGATACTATAAAATCTGCTTGGTAAATGTAGAAAATCAGTTTAAGCCATTTGATAGCGATAAGGACATTCCTCTAGGCTATGCAGCAACCTCAACCGAATACGCTGACTTAAGTTTAGCAAAAGATGCTTCCGATGGTCTTAGTATTGATTCGCCGGTTCCAATAATCTTGACGAACGGTTCAAATCTCGGAGCCGGTTCAGACTTTACGATAGTAGAGTACTCAATGATAAGCGAAAACGGCAGTATTTTACAAAGATCAGGTTTTAGAAAGCGCCTACAAATGTACCAGCACGGAGAAGAAGAGGCTCTTAAAGACTGGTTCGTTGAACCTCTTTCTACAATATCGCCAAACGGGGAACAAGTACACCAAACGCCAGATCTCACAGACTATACGGACGAAGGTAATGAGATTGTTAAATGGATGGGAACCGATTATGGAAATAGTCATTTAAGTTACAAATACGCAAAACTTGTGAATCACCATAATCGTGAAGAGACCGAAAAGAACTTATTAAGAGTCAAACTCGACGGTATTAATCACAATATCAGTAGAGGTGCTAGATTGGCAGTTGACATATATGGAGATCGTTTAAAAAGAGCGAGCGATGATTCGGCCAAAGACGAGCTTGCAATTGGAGATAGTCAACAGGACAGAGAAAAAACTGGCAGAGATACTGGGTCCGCTCAAATCAAGGATGAGTATTTAAGCGGTGCATATTACGTGAAGAGCATTTCATATCATTACAATGCAGCAGCTGAACCACGTCAGAAATTTTCAACAGTAATGATGTTAAGCCGTCGTAGTTGGTTTCCTGAACCTAAAATGGAAAATAAAATTTAATAATAATGGCTAAATTAATAAATGGACCTAAACGGTATAAACAATTCGTAAAGAGTGCACTGTCTGATGTACAGGACCCGATTTTTCTAACGTTTGATCTTGATTTTTTTCCAAATCAAGCTACAAATAAAGATGCTTGGGTAAATACAGTACCCTCAACTACCGGAGACGGTTTATTTTGGGATAATTTATTTAGACCAGCCAGAGCGGCAACTGATGTTGACACAAATTACGTTAACGTTGAATGGCCTGCGCAAGATTGGTTAGCAATATATGGTTCACCCTGGACTAAAGCCTATTCCGGCAAATTGAATGCAGCAATCCTACAATTAAGAAAACTGCAAGAGTCTCCATGGTACTTTCAATCAATTCAAGGAGTCGATCAGTTATGGAAGGCTGCAATGCGAGTGAAGGAAGGAGATAAGAAAGCTGAAATTACGATTAACTGTCTTGATTCAATTGAACAACCTCTACTTAAGTTCGCAGAATACTATCGTAAAGCAATTTATGATTCAGATAAAATGTGTTATACTCTACCCGATAACCTAAGAACCTTTGACATGACAATTACCTTGTTTGAAATTAGGGACATTAACGATCGCTCGGCTAATTTAGCAAGCGGACTACATCAAATAAAGTACAGACTACAAAGATGTGAATTTGATTTTTCAGAGACACTCGGAGGAGCAACTAGTGGCAGTGAAATTAAGGCATATACAGAAGACAAGCTGTTCTCAACCTCTTTTAAAATAAAGGCCGGCTGGGTGTTAGAAGAGTCAGAACAGTCATCGGATTCTGATTACCATTCACTAGGTATTTTTTCAGGTCTTGCAAGTTCACTTGAGGGTAGAGCTCAAAGGTTCTTATCCAGTGCAGCAAGACTTCCAGCCAGAATCATCGGAGACCTAACTAATCAATTGCAGACTGGCCTTGAAACCGCGTTAGCTCAAAATGTGTATAATAGAAGTACGGAAGTTCTTGGAACAAGTCAACTCTTTGGAAGGCGCTCACCAGTTGGGCCAGTTGGAGGTCAAGGAGTTAAGGATGATGTTTATCCAGGAGCGGACACTAGTAAAATAATTAAAGACGGAGACCTAGGAGACGTTTACCCATAATTAATATATGATAACTTCAAATAATGAAATTGTAAAAGATCAAAGCGGTGCAGAATTAATTGTTACCAAGTACTTGGGAGAGGTAGTCGATGTGAAGGATCCATTGAGAGAAGGCCGTTGCCGAGTCAGAGTTTTCAGCATATTTGATAACTTAGCGGTTGAGGATATTCCATGGGCAATACAAATGAAAAAGCCCACGTTCTTTGGACAGTACGCAAAGGCTGGATCAATTTCAATTCCCAAGAAAGGTTCAATAGTTGAAGTTGTTTTTAATAATGGAAATCTCTACTCACCAGAATACGGTCAAATACAAGAGATTGGAGACGATATCAAGGAGGCTCTACAATCCAGCACGGATTATGAGTACGAGGGAGCTCACTATATCTTATTTGACGGAGATGAGCATATCAAAATATACTTCACTAAGGGTAGGGGACTAACCTTGGAAATGAAGGACTCCTACTTAACAATTGATCAAAATTCAAAGATTGAAATTTATCATAAGGACGGGCTGTCCTCAATGGAATTTGACGGCAACGTTATCAACGTACAAAGTTCATCTCAAGTGAACGTCACGTCTAATGTAGTAACCCTAGAGGGTCAAACCGTAAACGTTAACGGACAATTAACGAATATTGGTGCAAATGCAAAGGCCGAACATGCCGTAATGGGAAATACTCTATTTGAAGTATTGGTGACCCTAGCCTCAGCAATAGATGCTAAAATGCCAAGCACGCCCGGTGCAAACTCAGCATACGTTACTTCGATGTTACCTAAATTATTATCAGGTACAGTAACGGTAGGAATGTAAGTCGAAAAGATCTTCGCATTCAGTCAATACTAATTCCTTATTTAAACCGCTTAGCGAATCACCAAAATGAATTGCTCTAAACTTAAGTTCCTTGGTTTTCTTGGCATGAATAATATCTTCAGCCAAGATTGGAAGGTCCTGTCTATTTCTAAAGTATCGGCTTGAGGCTTGGTACTTTCCAAGTAGGTCTTCCCTAACCATTTCCATGTGATGCATCGTTATCAAGTCACGTTCAAAAACTCTAGATCTGGTGTACGAATCATCGGTGATTCCACGAGTTGGATCGACATCAGAGAACACGAACTGTAGTGAATGGTGGCGACTCTTTGAGCCAATCTCATAAATAAAAGGCACCTTGAATTTAGAATAGCCTTGATGCAGAGTAGGGGTCAAGTAGTTTATGTAACGAACGGCGGTTGCCTGTAACTTATCTTGTATGATTTGGCGCTTGGCCTCCTCAAACTGTTCCTTGATATAGAACTCATCAGCATCCATTGAAGTATAATGAGTTGCTCCAAGTTCAAGAGCTTTATCTAAACAACTCTGCCTCTTATCGCATTCGTATTTTTTAGCGCGGATCACATCGTCCGGTTTAGTTAGGGATGATGGAACGAATTTTGTGAATTCCATTATTACGTCAATTAGGCCATTCTCCTTGAGCCTCTCTAGTGTGGGAAGTAGTAATGGCGAACATTGAGTATTTCCCCATGATACTGTCTGATAAGAGACAATCACGATATCGACACATTCTCTAATTGATCTAATTGAGGCTTCTAGGGTTTCAAGCCCATCGAAAACTACATAACCTACTGCAAGTTTCATTCATATAATTATTTTTAATCCAAATTAGCAGCAGTTAAGAGTTACTATTAACATTTTTTATAGTATTTAAAGCTGATTCAATTACTTGATGCATATCATAATATTTATATTCTGCTAGACGTCCTCCAAATATAATATCTTCTTGATTAGCCAAGTTTTTATATTGAAGATACTTTTGATTATTAGTTTCATCATTAACTGGATAATATGGTTCTGTGTGATTTGCTTTATATTCTATCGGATATTCAAAAGTTATATAAGTACAATCGGTATTAGTAGGATCAAAATGTTTATGTTCTATGATCCTAGTGAATTGAGTTTCACTATCTGTATAATTCATCACAGCACATCCCTGATAATTACTAATCATAATTTTTTTATGATCAAAAAAAGTTGATTTATATTCTAATTCACCAAATTGATAATTAAAATAAGCATCTATAGGTCCAGTATATATTATTTTTTTAGCTAAACTATTCCAATAGTCTTTATTTTCTAAATAATTAATATTTAATTTTACATCAATATTATCTAATAATTTTTCAAATATTTGAGTATAACCACCAATAGGAATACCTTGGTATTTATCATTAAAGTAATTATTATCATAACTAAATCGAACAGGAAGGCGTTTGATAATTTCTTTAGGCAATTCAACCGCTGGTTTTCTCCATTGTTTTTCAGTATATCCTTTAATTAATTTTTCATAAACATCTTTACCGACTAATTTAATTGCCTGTTCTTCTAAATTAGAAGGTTCATCTATATGTTTACTTTGTTCATCAATAATAGCTTTAGCTTCATGTGGGTGAGTTACATTCCATAATTTATTGAATGTCCACATATTGAAAGGTAATGAGTATATTTCACCCTTATAATTAGCGACTGGAGTATTTCTGAAGTTGTTAAATTCAACAAATTGATTTATCCAATCCCATACTTCTTTATTTGATGTATGGAAAATGTGGGGACCGTAAGTATGAACAGTGATATTATTGTTGTTTTCGGTGTAGCAATTTCCTCCTATATGATCTCTTTTTTCAAGAACTAAACATTTATTTCCTAATTTGCTTAACTCATACGCACATATAGAGCCAAAGAACCCAGAGCCTATTATTAAATAATCATATTCCATATTATAATTCTAATAACCCGAGTCCTAAGTAAGTACCATCGACCGAAGAATACTGTTCATGATACTCATAATATTTTTTACCGGTAGTTTTTATTTCATTCCAAAATTGAACTACTCCGGGACAAGCGCTACTCACCGTATCATGGAAAACAATATATTTAGGTTTAAATTGTAAAGATACTTCATAATCTCTTTTAACTCCTTCATACGAATGATCTCCATCAATTAGAATCAAATCAATAGGTTCACTTATATCGTTAGTACTTAAATCAAAAGAAGATTTATTTAAAAAAGTAAATTGCTGATATTGAGAATATTCATTCAATAATGGAGACATAGATATTATATCACAAGTATATGATTTTATATCTTTATTTTTTAATTTTAGAAATTCATTAGTTATAATAAAAGTACCTCCCCATCTGCATCCTATTTCTAAATAAGAGTTAATATCATATTGTAGAAGTTGTTTTAGGTAATAATTAAATTGATTAGGGTATTGCCAAAAATGAAACCCATTACCTAAATAATCTGAAAGCTCTGAGGGCATTTCCCAAAGATTTTCATTATTCATACCTAACTGAGGTAAAAATTGTTCTAATTGTTCTGTTGTTAGATGCTGTAAATCTAAATCTTTAATTTTATTAATTAATTCTTTCATCTTAAAAAAATTTATGTTTAAATAGTATTGTAGTGTCTAAGTATTTAACTAATCCTTCT